CGACTGACCATGCTCATACTGTAGCATTGCATGATTGGAAGCCGCATGGACTTTAAGCATTTCCTGAAGCGAGCCAGAGATAATATCAATTACCTCTGCTTGACCAAGGACGACTTTTTCTTTGTTATCCATCAGGTAGACCGTTTCGCCAATTTTTAGCCTTTTATAATAAAAATGGCCAAGACGAAAGGTATTGAAGGTGGCTTCAATACCTTCAGGCGAAACAAAATCTACTACCCTGATGGTCATTTGACAGTCTCCTTGCCCCTCACATGAGGGGTTAGTTTGTCTGTCAAGTATAGTACATAACTATGTTGGTATTAGCAGGCGTTGAAGCTCGGACTGCAAACCTTCCGAGTTGATCTTTTCAACGAGAGCTTTCTTAAAATAGGTCTTCCCGTCAATCCAAGTAATTCGCGGACCAGATACCACAAGTTTCTTATTATCAGTAAGGTGTTCCAGCAATGACGTTGTGATGTCAAAGTGCGCTGCTCCAAACTCATCAAAGTCCATACGCAGACTTGTCTTCTCGAATGGCTTTGTAAATTTTGACTTCACGCATTCAATAGTGATTTTCTGCCCAACGAATTCCTTTTCACCATCAACCTGCTCCATGATCTTTTGACGCCCTAGAGCCAATCGAACCGACGCAAAGAACTCCATCGCTTTTCCACCTGGGGTGGTGCGTGGATCTCCATAAACGACTCCTGGTTTGAGTCGAATCTGATTGAGGTAAAGGAAGGTGGCGTTGAACTCAGCGGCCCACTGAGCCTGTGCCTTCAACGTAGTGGATGTAACGCGAGCTAGCGCAGTCGTATCATTCATCGTGTACTCGTCAATTTCCTTCTCTGCTTGTGACTTTGGCATGGCCGAAGCAATTGAGTCAAAGACAAATAGGATCGGAGCGTTAGTGTCAATGATGTTGTTATCACGGATGAACTTGCATGCCTTTGTAGCAAGCATATTGCCCTCTTCCCATGTCTTAGGCCGTGCATAAATCCATTGAGGCCGTCTTGTGGTTAGGCCAAAGTTTTCAGCAAGGTCAACACTGAAGCTGCGCTCCCAATCCACAAAGCCAGCAACGCCACCCTGTCGCTGAGTCTCTACCATCCACTTGGTAGCCAGTGCGGTTTTGCCGCTGGACGACTCACCGAAGACTTCGATGAGGCGACCTTGAGGCAGCCCATTGAGGACGTTGCCGGTCATGATTTCGTTTAAAGGGCCAAAGCCCGTGTCGATGAATTTCTTGACGCTTTGCGCCTCGTCGTTCTCACCGATTGCTTTGTCCATTGCGTCTAGGAGGGCTTGTGATGTTGTAATAGTCATTTGTGACTTATCTTTCAAAGTTGGAGAAAAAGTTATCCATATCTTTCGTTATGGAGAAAAACGCAAGCTCGCTGCACAAATCCTCGAAGGCTTGTCTGTCTAACTTGCCTGGGTTGTGATTGACCTCTGAGGGGTCTGGCTTTGGGGCGTTGATTAGTTGCATTAGCTTCATATTGCGGACGAACATTACTCGACCTTCGTATGAGGCTAGTATTTGCTCTGGATGAGGCTTCTTAGCATCTTTAGACTTTCGCTCCTTTGACGTATGCTCTTTAGTATCCACAGCCTTAAAGAAGTTGACTACGCTTCCCCATTGTGCCAAAAACTCTACAGCAGTCTTTTTGCCAAGCCCTTCTATACCGGGGATAACGTCAGACGTATCACCCTGCAGAGCTTTCCCTTCCAAGAACGCTAAGGGCGTTTTGTAGCCCGTACTGTCGAGGAAATTATCTGACTTCACTAGCTTGGTCATGTCTTTTGGGTCACGCCAAACCACACCGGGTTTCACCAGTTGAAGCCAATCATGATCCCCCGATAGCAGAACAACAAGATGATTTGGCTTTGCGCTAATAGTTCTACTAAGGTAGCCAGCCATATCATCAGCCTCAGCGTTACCAACAGTCAACTGAGAGATTCCAAGATGTTCTAGAGCTTTCGCAATATACGGCCTTTGTGCGACATATGCCTTTTTAATGGCTATCTTCTTAGGGTCGTCATCCCGATTGCTCTTGTATGAAGGACACAAGTCAAACCGCCACTGCGCCCTACCATCCCAAAGGCAGATAAGTTTGGCTCCAAGATACTGCTGGCGAAGCTCACGCATCCTTCGCATGAACCCAAAGATCGCCTGAGTCTCTAGATCACCTGACCTCAGCTTGTTGGCATAATGTTCGATGTAGCCCAAGTTGTTGGCATCGATAAGTACAGTGACAGACATAGACCTCCAAATAAAAAGTCAGCGCCTCATCGAAGCGCCGACTACCAAGACCCTATTGGATTACGCTTGCTCTAGTTCAGCCATCAAGTCGTCAATGTCTGCTGTCAAAGCCATGTCTGCCTTCGCATCGCGCTTTGGAAAGTCAGGTACGTCTGTGAATTGCTCCGCAGCCTTAGTGACAGGAGCAGACAGACGCGGGGCACTAGAAGTGCCATACAGGCTGCTCATTGTCAACAGAATCTTCTTCTTGGCCTCTTCATTCTCTTGGTTCGCCCACTCGTCCAAGTTGATGGGCTTAACCGCCTTCTTGAAGGTGTGCTTGCGAGGCGTGACCGTCACGGTGTAGACCGTATCGTTCTGCGTAGTGCCAACACGTTCGATCTGGATGATCTGGGGGTTGGTAGTGCTGAACAGTTGATCGCCCCACTCTTCCGCAGTGGTGACAAGCTGCTCAAAAGCCTTCTTGCCAAGCTCCAGAACCTGCGGGTCGTCAGAAGCCTTAGAACCATCAAGCGCCACGACATTGATCATGTACTTGGTGCTTGAGCGAGCCTGCTTGATCAACTCTGCCATTGCTGGGTTTGTCGTGCCGATGGCACGCTGGGCTTCAGACAGGCCGCTGCAGACAGGACAAGGAGTGCCGAAGGTGGCGCTACTGCACACGTAGACGGCTTGAATCTTGTTGGACTCATCCTTGACGAAGTGTTGACCGAAGTCATGCCAGAAGGTTGGGTCACTATCACCACGCCACGGTGGCAGAAGTGCGTACGTGGTCTTACCCGGATCAGGCTTGATCGAACGGGCGGCTCCTTTAAGGGAAGCCTTCTTTTGCTTGAGAAGTTCTTGAAGTCGTGCAAAGTTTGACATTTTGATTTTCCTTTTTGAGAGTTGTTTATGAACGCGATCAGATCGCAATCACATTATAGCTTAGTCACCGCTGACTTAGCAGGATTATTGATAACCTCCTCTTGATGTAGCCACCGCCGAACGTGCGCGGTCAGCAAGCATTTCTTTCTCCATAGTCTGAGCGGAGATACGAATTTGGCCATCCATATCCTTGCGACGATCTGAGCAAAGTTGGATAAGCATGTCCCTGCGGTCTGCCATAGCAAACGTAAGGCCCTTATTTACATCAGCGATTGTTCCCGCCTCAATAACCTGCATCTTGCCAGCAAGCCAACGAGGGTCTAGTTTCACCGCATTCTCTACAGCCTTCTCAGTTACCTTCTCTGTTGTTGCAGCCAACTTCTTTCGAGTTTCGTCGTAGATGCGGGCCTCAAGAATGTCAAACTTGGCCTTGATAGTGGCTGCTTGGCCTTCTGCGTAGGCTGCTTGGGCACCATAGAAGGCCCGCATACCCGATTGACGCATAAGCGCATCATCAAGAGTTGCCTCACTGATCTGCGTCTCTAATTGGAAGTCAGCCACATTGATGAAGTGCTTGAGACTGCCCTTCGAGCCAACAGGGCCAGCATAGACAGAAGATGGGGAACCGCTTCCACCTGAAGGTGGTTCTACAGGGGCCACTTCTTCATGTTCGTCCTCGACTTCAGGGACGGCTTCCGGTTCAGCGATGATCACCGTAGGCTCAACGACTTCAGGCGCTACCTGAACCGGCTTCTCAGCAGGATTTGGCGGCAACTGGGCCTCTGGTGGGTTTGGATCAGGCATCTTCCCTTGCTCGACAAGCATGGCCTCCAGGTCATTCATCAGTTCCTCAAGGTCTGCTGTCGCTGTATCAACGCTTTTCATTTCATCTCCTGTTAGGTGTGTCACCGATGACTTACTCAGTATAGTCAAAGGATGACCTCAGAAAGTTTGGCAAATACTGCATCAAGAACGCTCTCCTTTGAGCCGTCAAACACCAGTTGAACCGGGTTGATGCCACAAATGATCGACGCTCCACGTTTCGCATCGTAGAAAACCTTGCCACTAAGTTCATTTGCTCCACCCTTTGCATCAGGAAGGAAGAACTTGATGGCTGCTGATCCCAAAGCCACTATTACTGGTGGCTTAATAAGGTCAAGCTCTGCCTCAATAAATTGACGACATCCGTTCAGTTGTTCGTTGCTAAGAAACTTGTCATCCTTTCTGGACTTGACAAGCGTCGTGTAATAGCCATCGCCTATCGCCAGCCTGTTATTCGTTATCGCCGCCTTTAAGAAGTCTGCACCGTCTCCCTCAAGCAAACGTCCAGCTTTCTCTTCGGGCCAGCTTGGGCAATCACTGACGACCATAAACTTGCACTTAGACTTTGGAATGCGAATCATTGGATGTGGTTTGCCCTTGAGAGAACAATCGCCACATTTCGAGTAGGCTTGAACAATGTGAATAACCTTCGCCTTTGTAAAGCCTTCGGTCATGTCAACTGCACGGTCAGCCTTCACTACATCAATGATCAGTCCAGGCATAAGCTCAGTCTGTTCCTTGCGACGGTCTGGGTGTCGTGGTGGCTTTGCTCCGGTTGTGATGTTTGCAAGGGCACCAACAGCCTCAAGACGCTCTACGACCCTGACGTTCACCTTTGTTCCAACAGCACCAGCAGCCTTCTTGAACTGCTCTGGCGTGTCGAACTTACCACCGGGTTGAGCTTTTCGTAGCTCAACTATCTTCCCGGCTATGGTTTCAGACACCCCTAGAATCGCGTTAAACGGGGCCACAATGATCTTGTCACCCACGATAGCAAACGAGTCTGTGGAGTGGTTTACATCTGGTGGATAAATCTCGATACCGTATTCTCTGGCGTCACGCACCAAACCCGGTAGCTTTTCCTGATCCACTATGGACATACAGCTCGCAAAGTATTCTGCAGGATAGCGAACACGCAAAAACATAGTCCAATAGGATAGAACTGAATATTCCACGCTATGAGATTTGTTGAAGCTATATGCCGCGAACGCTTCTATTTCTTCCCACAGACGAGTAGCCTCTCTTGTAGACATACCATCATTCAGTTCCTCATAGGCTGTAATTTTCAAGTCTTTCCTCCAAACGTTCTCTTCATTCTTTCGACCAAAGGGCCTCCAATATGCTTCCAAGTATCCCCTACGCAGATTTTGCTAATAGCAACAGACGAAACCCCGTACTCCGCAGCCAGTGACTCTACTGTTTGCCGCAGATTTGCGCGCTTATTGCGGATTTCCAATACCTGAATTTCTGTCAGTCGTGACGTATTTATTGACGACCCTTTCGCCATCGTTCCATGCAGCCGCTTATCAGAATGGTTATTCTTCCTAGTGTCGTACCGCAGATTTGTAAGTTGATTATTTGCTGGCGATCCATCATTGTGACATATGTCCTGCCCTAACGGGCGCGGACCAACAAAAGCCTCCATCACCAACGTATGGACGCACTTCATCTTTGATTGCCGCTTCAGGCTTAATTGCACTACTGCGTATCCGCCTTTTACAATTTTTGGTTTGATGGATTGTCCGCTAATAGTTCTGAGTCCGGTGTTGCAGCAAATATGTCTATCAATAGAGCGGACATTGCCGCTATCGGACACTTCGTAACTGCCCTCATACCCAACCACATCTTTCCACATTTCCATTTCATTCCCCTAAACTCGAACAAGCATTATACTATAGTGTTTCAGTCAGTTCAAAGTTTCCATCGAATATTTCCTTGATGGTCATTTTTATATCATAGCCTTTAACAGCAAACTTTCTATCTTTGTGGATTTCAACCTGCCGCCCATCCTCCAGAGTAACCCTAGTGAATCCAGCTACTGCGCCCCCGATGAAGGCATCCTTCATCGTTGCCATCAGCGATGCGCTTTTCTTACCGATAGCCTTTCGTAGTGTATCCGCTTCCGACATTTTGAATCCGCACAAGTCCCTAGCAATCTGCATCAGGCTTTCTTGGTAGATCATTACCCCGAAAGTATCCTTTAAGGATGCTTCGGTTCGTGGGTGCGGATACGTAACGCCTTCAGCCCCTTGCTTGCGCCTAATATACGCATCTGCTATACCTGAATCCAATGGACCTGGACGATTAAGGGCGTTCATTGCCACAACATCATCAAACGTAAGAGGCCCGCCCTTAGCCATATCCTTCAGAATCTTTTTCGCCCCCGCACCTTCGGCTTGAAACACTCCGGTTGTGTCGCCACGACCAAACGCTTCCATAATGTCAGCTTCTCCCAATGGAATGTCTAGGTACTTCAGGGTCTTGCCATGACGCTCTTGAATGTGTCGCTTCGCAAGTGCCAAGACATCTAGCGTAGACAGGCCAAGAATGTCAAGTTTGACGAGGCCGAAGTCCTCCACATTGTTCTTGTCCCAGCAAACGACAGGCATGTCTGTACGTGTCTCCACTACGGCTCTTGAACTTGTCGGGTCACGGGAGACAACCACGCCTGCAGCATGCTGGCCGAACGAGCGCATCACGCCCTCGAAGGCTAGCCCTGTCTTCCACACTTCGGGATAGGTAACGCTGAACTGTTCAATTTCTGCCACTTGCAAGGCCGCTTCGGTTAGCGATACAGGCTGACCGTGTTCTTTCGGCACCTGCTTCATAGGAGCTAGGTCTAGGTTTGACAGCCCGT